GAACCACCTTTAACTTTAACAGTTATTTTAGGGTTCGGATTACGGCTGTTAGATCTAGATCTTCTTCCCATTAAATGTAAAACAAATGAGTGTCTATTGATTTTTCTCTCGGGCCAGATCATCAGCGATATTTTAAAACTAAAACAATGTTTTCAAAATTATAAATAAATAAATAACATAACAACAATCAATAACTTTTATTTACAATACGGAATTCAAATCAAATTAGGTTCCCGTATCCATCGAGATCATGCGTTCCAAGGCACGATCTCCAATCAAACCAACGGGAGACTCAACGTCCCCCAAAACGTCCAAAAACCTATAATAGTCCTCCAAACTTGCACCATAAGTGTGATGTAACCAATGCTCCAAGTATTCATTGTCGAAAAACCACTTCTGTTGCCAAGATTCGACATCTACGAAATCTTCATCCATAAATTGCATCTTGTGCTTCACTGAATCCAATTCCAAAATGTTGTTGTCCCTCAAAAATCTATGGTCAGAAATTAATTCAAGCTGTTTTTTGGCAATGTCTGAAATGTAAGGTACAAAACTCGACATAATTAAAGTTGCAATGGACGTCTGATAAACCCATTTATACGGACTTGGTTGTTTGGATTCCGAAATCCCCATTTTATTCAACCTCCTCATCGTAGGGCCCCACTTGACAGATTTCCCACCAAACTCGTCAACCACTGGATATGGTCGCTGGGCCAAGAAAACCATATTCTCCGGTGACATGTGCAACTTCATGTCCCGGGCCTCAAAGCCAAACAAGGCCACCTTGTCCCCAACCAAGGTTGTCATATCAGGAAAATACTTATAAAGAGTCAAACTATCATCACCTAAAACTCCAATCCTGATTTCTTGTAGCGTTCTACGTACAGCATCCTCATCCAAATCTTCCAAGGTATCCACGTTTTGCTCCGCCATACAGTAGGAGGCAACCTGAACTAGCCCGTTAACCAAGGCATTCATGAGTGCCGTATCACTTCGGCCACTCGCATTCATGATGGCTGCGCTAACACACAATCCTGACCTGAATCTTCCACATGGCCGCATCCAACCTTGCCAAACATGATTCACCACTGAATTGCTTAAATCCCAACCCCAATATTTATAAACTTGTGCCAGAAACTCAAAACATTCCAGGCTATAAGTACAGTCGAACTTTGAGAAGTCATTCTCTATTGCGACTTCAAATTGGGGTTTAAACATTTTGTAGCTAGAAACAACATCATGGAGCCAATTCTCTGCTCCTCCTGGTGGCAACCCTCCAAAATACGTAATTGTGAACTTCTCCCCCCATAACGAATGTAGCCGCTCGGTTAGTGCCTTCGTGAAAGGTCCCATGACAATTTGCGTCCACCCATCAGGATTACATATGACCCTGGGATTCGCTGATGCTCGATTTCCATCCATTGAGCATGTGTGAGGTGAAAGTTCTCGTTTTAGGAAAAAGGAAAAAGTAACTCTTGGCAAAACCTCTCCACCCAAACCATCCTTTCTGTTTTCTTTATAATCCAGATTAAGAGACAACAAATTCCTAAAATAGCCTGCCTTTTTCCTTGCTTCGAATCCTTGGAACCAATACCTACCAAGATACAATCGATCGTGACCCTCTTTCCAATCGTCTAGTTGAAAAACCGTCAAATTCAACCAATCTACATTTTTCTTTATTCGGATTAAATGATCCCCCAAATTCTTTTCGTTGCTAACTTTGGTTTGAATTAAAGACTCCGCCAACCATCCTTCTCTAGTAAAGTTGTAGGGGAATAAGGGCATCGGCCGCAATATGGGCACTGCATCACCGATCAAATTGTATTTAACAGCAAATTCAAATAATCCCTCAAATATTCCTTGTTTTGGGCTGGTTTCGGGCTTAGCGAAGAGCCTCACTTTGATTGTATTCAATTCGGCTTGAATAGACTTTATGTTCAGGCATGTAGCTCTTCTTATTGCGGTCAAGCCATTAATCCATGACGGTGAAGAATTTTGTTCAATAGCTTTTGTTGTCCTCTTAGGGGACCTAAACCCAATAGACTTCCACGAGAACAGCTCCTCATTCTTCATTCCCTCCCTAAGGGGTTTTGGCTTGTATTTTGGCTCGGCACATAAAATTGGAGTAGGGTAAATTAAATCAGTAAATCCATATTTGACAACATAAGATAATCGAGAGGCACATTTTCGCCAATTCCCTTCATTCGTCTCCAAATGCTCTTTAATTCCAGGTACTGAAACGTCTAATCTCATCATATCATGGCATCTTGGACATATGGATTGGGGCCATTTGAATTTCAATGGTGGGTGTTGTTTACATACATTACACGTTATCTTAGAGTAATAAAGTCCTCCGGAAGTAGATCTAGGAACGGGCTCCTTGACAGATTCTCCAAAACATCTCCCACCAATTTCGGAGCTTGAGTAGGCTATAAGAGTATCATAGACTAAACTTTTCGAAAGGCCATACTTTCCCACAACGCCGTCAATTATCAGATTTGCTAAGCTTTCATCTTGTCTCATTCTTGCTCTCCTCCAATCCTTGGCATTCCTCTCTTTCTTAGATTCAGTCCATTGTCCCCTAAACGTCCTCCCTCCAATAGCGTACTTGGAATATCTTTCACTATCAAACTCAACCATCACATCTGGAACTTCAATAACCTTAGTTCTGCCGGGGCACCGTTGGTACAGGTCTCCTTTACCCGGGGCTTTCGTAATCCCCCTATTTTGGTTGCCTTTCAATGGTATCAAGTTTATGTTAATCAAGCTTGCTTTCATTATTTCCCTTTCTTTCAACAAAGATAGAGTGTAGCGGGTAAACAATCGTCCGTTCCGGTTATACGAGGGCTTGCTCATCAAGTATTGACCTATGCTATCCTGGGCATTCTCATCAGTTTGTGCCATTAAATGTGTCATGACTGCAACAAAATCCTCACTCCACAAACCATTTGTAGGATTGTTTTGATTAATTAGCGGCGGTGCAAAGGCATAAGATCCTGTGGGTTCTATGCATTGGTCATTACATTTACATTCCTTAACTACATAATCACCCATAGGATTCGTTGGGGTCACGTTCAATTGAAAAGTGTGAAAGTGCGTCATCATGGATGTGCTTGTATCACTCACTAATGGGAGTTTCGATTTTGAAACTTGAATTGTCGGACTAAATCCGCTATAGACAGAAACCCCATTAACATCCCTAACCTCAATGGTGACACGCTCCCAACTATAATAATATCCATCTTTATAGCTCTCATAATATGGAAACCCAAAATTATTATTAGAACGAACAGTTGTGTCATTAGCGTCCATGTCCTTATCCCAAGCAATCACAACTGGCCTCATAGGGTCATTTCCAGAAAACCTAAACCACACATTCCAAGCCGTCATGGGATTTAGGGGTCCACAATTTTTGTATATCAACGCTTCACTTCCAAACGTATGTCCCTCCCTCCAAGGCACAACATGTCCAATCGGCAACCTGCCCTTCGATGGCGGCAAAAACCTGGAGAACTGTGGGGAAATAGCGGAATAAATTTCTCTGAATAGATAAATAGCATTGTTGTCCGCAATCTCAACGTCCCACATCAAGAATCTAAAAGAATGAGGCGATAATACCGAATTGTCAGCAATCGACGACACCATTGGCTTCAAATACGTTGACTCATATAGTTCATAAAACCCATTATCCTGGACTGTCCCTTTCTCTGTTTTAACAGAGAATTCTTTCCCTTGGTACCTAATCACGGCTCTAACCCAACTAGGATCAATTTTCCTCAATTTCAAATAACCAGTGCAGAATAGATACCCAATAATCAAAAATGTTATAAATTGCACAACTCCATAATAAATCATCTTCTTATCTTCGGACATAAATTCAAAAGCATCCTCTAAGTAAGGCATCTCTTCGACTCCACGTAAAAACCCAGGCAAAAAGACACTCCATGAATTCGCTTCATTTTTAATATGGGGCAAAAAGTAATATCTCATGTCAAAAATGATCTTCCCAAGTAAAAATAACAAGTGTCCCACAAATCTATGAACAAATTTGTAGACACAAATGAACTGAGCAAGAAAAGGGAAAACCAAGACTCCTGGAGAAGCTGCAATTCCAAGTAATGTAGTCAATAATAGCCCTAGATTAGGGAGGGTGAACGATGAAACTCTCCAGAATTGAGAAAGGCAATCAGATATGCCAAAACTCAAATGATACATTGTTATAAACGATGATATTGTCGCCGTTAAGAGAAACCAAGTTCCCACAACTGCAATCAAATAGTGCATAATCCTTTTCGCCGAATATCGAATAACCCTGTTAGGAGCAGACAAATCAAACAACTCATTTCCTCCCTCTAGCCAACCATTGTCTGGGTGATCCAATCCATTGACATTGTGTTCATTTTCTTCCCAAGATTCTTCTTCTTTGCTTGAACAATCATCACAGACTTTAAGGATATAATTTTCTCTGACTAGGGTCTTTGTTTCCTTAGTAAAAACACATTGCCCATCCTCTCCAATTTTCCCAATGAGCTTGACCCTGCATAATTGACAGAAGAGGCTGGGATATAGCTTGGCCTTCTTAACTTCTTCAGGTATCTCTTTTCCCTTCTGTGCCTCCTTTCGCTCCCCTCCTCGTGCTTCCTCCTCTTTTGGTGCTCCGAAAGACATATTGTTTGTACTCCTAGAACTTTCCTTAGATCCAGTTTTCTCCCTTGGAATACTTTCTTCGGATTCAGTCTCTTTGGCTCTCTGGCATTCATTCACTGCCTTTGTTTTACATGATTGACATGAGGGCATTACGTCATAAATTGGGTTTTGGCAAGGTATAATCTTAGCTCCAGCCCCAAACTTCGGTTTGCCACATGGCCTCAACACCATATTTGCTGGCGTATTCTTAGGAGACCTAATTACCCCATTGACTGTAGATTTCAAGATATCTTTGGTTAATGCCATTGAACACGGTCTGCACAATACATATACACTGTCGATGTTACGTCTACACACAGCGCATGAGGACCTCGAATCTGATCCAAACGAACCGGATGTAGAACCATTCCTGGCTTCACTGTTCCCAGTCGTACTATCGTCAGCATTAGTGCTGCATTTACCGTGGGGCTTCCCCTCGTTGCTCGTTACAGTCTCTGTATCGTCAATATCTTCAATGTCCTTTTCCAACCTCCTTTCTTCCCTCTTTATTCTCACATAACTATGAAGAAATAAGATATGCCCGCAATTCCCTGCCCATTTACTTTGCCCGGGATACCTCAAAGATGACGTTCCATAACTATCATATGGTTCAGTAAAAACAATAAATTGTGGATCAGACCCCACCAATGTAAATTCCAATATTCCTCCAGTTGGTCTAGGTTCAATAATGAGGCATCCGACATTCAACGATCTTATTATTCTTAATGTGGCATCATACAACAAAGTCCCAGTCTTCTTATCAAAGGATTGGGCTTCCTTGACAAGGAGTGCATGGGTAGCTTCTACGATCTCATCCCTATCGTCCTTCCCTCTAAATTGAAGGCCCTTGTATCCATAAGAAACATAGTCAGACAAAGATTCGATTATACAAGGGTGGGAAGTAGGCCTTGGTGCTATAATTTCAAAGCTCAAACTTTCATTACCAAGCTTCCCAGTTATACCAAAGGAGAAAGTGGGGTTAGGCTTTCCTCCACAGTCAGGAAAATCCCCACGGGCAGCCACGATCTTTTTGTATTCTCCAACAATATCCTTAAAACGATTCATTCGATAGCCCATCTTTTCGTAAACTGCATCTCTAAAACAATTGAAGTTTGCTCCGACATCCCCTTTGTGTTTCTCCTGGCGCAACTCCTCTTTCCTGCTGAACTCATGCTTTGGTTGAGTTTTCGGGGGTGGTTTGGGAACGGCTCCCTTCTTCCGTTTGTCTGAACTCCTTTTCTGCTTCCAACCTCCACCACCTAATTGTCGTGTTAGCTCTTCAAATGCACTCATGGAATACTGGGCAAAGACATCTGACTTGTGAATTGTTTGAAAGAAAAAACTGGCCAATTTGGTCGTACTGCTCCCTCCTGTAATCGCAATTGTCACCACGTATACCATAGCATAGACAGATCTGAACTGCCTAAAAACATTGTAAGTCCGCCAAGCTAGGGTCAATATCAACATGAGAGTAAAAGCCAACGTTTGGACTGTTAGAATAAGAACTAAATATGTGGCTTTCATTATCCACCCCAAATTCCATTGAAAAACCCTACATAGATGTATCAATGTGGCTACATAATTGTATAATAGTGGCGGCAAAAAGGAAAATCCCTTGAAACAATTAGTCATAGTAGATAAATACATAGTTATAGTGTGAGTGGTATTTGACACTAAGGTAGTTGAAGTTTTTAAAGTCAGCACAATATTCAATATGGATATAGACGAGATAACCACCAATCTCCTAATATAGACTGTATTGGCCAATAACACAGCCGTAGCTATCGCAAACTCAACCCAGGCTTTCCATCCAGCTCCTTCATTGGGTTTTATAGTGTCTCCAAGCTCGCGCAAAACTAGGTATTCTTCCATTCCATTTTCATATAAATAACGAATCATGCCAATAATCAACCAAATCCCATCAGTACTGGTTATAAGGCCAATGAAAGAGAGGAGGCCGGCAATTTCCTCTTGGTAGATCATACAGACAAAGACCCATAACTGTGGCAGGCATGTCACATGAAAGGTTACTGTCAAAACTACGTCATAATTGTGTGCTTTATCGGAATATTTAGCCCATAGATCCAACAGATAGAATATTATAGACCTCAAAATCATGACAAGCAAAGATATAGCCATATAAAGGGACCCGATTACTAAAACCTGGGCAATGCATCCCTCTAACATCTCAGACATTTTTAGAAAATCAGCTTTCTTTCCAAAGCTTCCCTCAAAGGTGGCCTCTGTCGCCATCCTTTTAATTCTTTCCACGGCAATACGCATCGTGTGCCTCCCCAAAAATTTAGCCGACAAGACGTGAACACAAATCCAGAAACAAAGAGAGACGAATGTTCCAAAACCAATTCCTCTGATTTCGACCTCCCCTCCTCCAACAGAACCAAAAATAGACAATTTATTTATCAATTTATATATAAAATTATACAAATGTGTAAAAATAAAACAAGTCAATCCAACATATCCCAATTCTCCTACAAAATAACAAACAAAAATAGTATAAGTGAATAAATTCGGCTTCCCATCTTGGCCAGTGACGTCTTTCAGCCACTTGTCAAAATGCATTTGTGCTAAATTCCCCAAACCTATAACATTTAATGCTAAAAATACAACAACGACTAAAGATACAAGCCGTAAAGTTAAACGAAGGAAAAATAACTGGTATTCAATCCAAAATTTAATCATCACAAATAAAATATAAAGGAAAAACAAAAATATACACAACCCAAACCACAAACTTCCTACAATAACATATAATTTAACAAAAACGCTATTCTCAAATTCTCCGAAGAGACCAACAAAAGTCAGACTATCCAGGACTCCTTCAAAAGTTACGAAATATATTAAACCCAAAATCAAGTTAAAAATAAACAGGAAATTAAAAAGGTTAGGTGGTAAGAACCAATAACAGAACTTGTTCTGATCAGTAAATGTTTCACTTTTAGCCGATTGCCTTAACGTAGATTCATAATTAGACTGATTCATTTTAAAGCAAGGTTTATTTAGTGTATTTGTTTTTGGTTGTAAGCCTGCGCCAAACTAACGCATGGGGATTACTTCTCCCCAAAAAGAGAAATTGATATTGTTTATAGACCTTTCTGTCGAGATGTTTCCGCATTGATTACCGCTCTCCAAGCGCTCCCCAAAACCTTGGTGAAGCTAATGCGAAGGATACCCATAATTGGGGCCTATACTTGGAGGTTTGAAATAGAAGTGTTGGTAGTAAGATCCTCGTATGCAAACAACCCTTCAGAGAAACTCCGTAATCCAACTCAACCGTCGAATCCGTAAAGCAGTAACTCATCCAGAACATTTTAGGCACTTGTCATTTATGTTGGCAAACCAACGTTAACTGAGGAAATAGTCATACCCGAACAAAAACCAAATAGGGATCACCCAATGATTTAAGCACGACCAGAAATCTGGCCAGTTGGTAAAGAGACAAAGGTATTACACTACAGCTTTTGACTGTAGAAACCAATGAACAAAAGCCCACTCTCTAAGACCGCCAACTGGGGCTATGGGAGGATGATAGCATGCATCTCTAGCAATAAGCACAACATTCCCATCGCGAACATTTAACACCTAGGCGTCACACAACTTAACACGGGCACCACAATTGAGGTCTATTCGTCACCTCCTATGCAGCTCTGTAGCCTCATGACTCGTCGCTATAAGCCATCAATGTATCCACCACCAAAATAAAATAAACGACAAATAAAATAAATAAATAAACATAAAATTTAAACTGTCGAATAAAAATGGACCCTGATCAGGGGTCCCACTCAATATAAAATACAATAGCAGCAGTTGATCAAGCTGCCACTCCTCTTTAGAATTCGAGGTTACTGTGGTCTTTAAACCGCCTACAAA